TGTTTTTGGAAAAACGCTGAGATAGGCAATCTCCAATAGCACGCACCGTTGGGTAACATGATGTTAAATAAGAGTGCACGGCCTGAAATACTCGTGAGAGCAAAGATAACACAATCTTCACTTTCTCCATGATGTTTTTTAAAGTCATAAAGATACTCCTTTCTTACTTTACAATATATAGGAGGTAGATTTGCGTTTAAATATGCCATTTAACATTTCCATCTTCTCCTAGCCTGTCTTAGTCTAGAGTTAGGGTTTTTTGCTGCTTTAGGAAACTTTTTCATTTGTCCTAAACTTCTAGCACAAAATGATTTACGTCTCTTTGCGTCTTTTGACCCAGGCTTTACTTTACCCGTAACTGCTGTTTTTAATTTTGAACCAGGATTAGCTCTTCTATAAGCAGCAACTCCTGCTTTTGTCATTCCAGCACCTGCTTTAGTAGGTCTAAAATTCTTTTTATTTCGAGCTGGCATAACATCGCCACCTCTTTTAAAAGTTTTTTTAAAAAAAAATCCTTGTTGATCTTCTCCTATTTTAATACCGAATTCTGATTCTACTTCTTGTGAGGGTGTACCTGGTACAAAATTATCTTTTAGTTTTAGTCTTCTAATTGTTATACTAGGTTTTAATTTACTTTTTTTACCTATTTGTTTGAGGTCATCACCTGTAAAACCAGTTTTAGGTATAAATTCTTTCATACCACTATCTATTTCAATTCTGGTTAATTTATTAGCCATGCCTCAAACCTTATTACAATAAAAAATTAAGCATCAAAATAAACAGTTACCGAATTGCAACTCACTTCTGAAAAACTTACAAAGGCACCATTTTTATAAAGGATTCCATCTTGTGGAATGTTAATAGTGCTTATATCTCCTTCAGTTGCAGTTGTTCTGACCGTTAATAATGAAGTTCCAGAAATACTTTGGTTTCTTACCTCAACACTGCCTATCGCTCCACCTGAACCCACGTTTGCTTGTCTTACTCTTGTTCTACCTGCGAAGATGCTTCCAAAAACATCAGCTGTCATTCCTAAAGAAACGTTAGCTGCAGGTTGTGCGCTCACTGTTGCAGAAGTTATTGTTAGAAAAGCACCTGTAGTTCCAGACGTAGTTGTTGCTGAACCTGGTAATGTTATTACTTCAGTAAGAGCATCTCCATTTTCATCTGTCCCAACAATAGTTATCGTTTTGCCACCATCACTTGAACCCGTTGTAGTAGCTGTAATTTTTCTGGCTGTGTTAGTGCCAAAAGAAGTTTTTGCTAAAGTAAACGTAGTCGTAGGTTGAGCAGCAGCGGCAACAAAAGTTCCAGATGAAGCATTCGTGTCTATAAAGGTTTTGGATTTTACGTCACCCATGTACATTTTTTTTTCTCCTATGTTTGTGGCTCCCGAAGGAGCCACTAGTTATTTATTATTGTGTATCAAAAGGTGTTGCAATTTGTCCAGCACTAACTAGCTGTCCTTCAACAGCGTATAAGTTAGCTGCAATTGCAGTAAATTTAATTCTTGAACCTTTTAAACCACCAGTCGTAGCACTACCAGCCTCACCATTTAAATTAACTTCATTGTTGGCTGCTGCTGGAATAAATTGTTTACCAGCTGTAGACGCATCAATACCAAGTGTAACAGCACCGACAAATTTGTCAGCTGTGTTAGCAGTCTTGATAGTTCCTGTGAAATTATCAATAAAAAGAATTTCAAAAGTAGTTCCAATTGTATTTGCGTTATTTGGATCACTTCCTGGTCCTGCAGAAGCAGAGTCAGCAGTTGAAATTATTGAAGGTATCGTGATTGCAGTTGGTGTTCCAGCAGGATCCATTGTTACTAGTCTTCCTGCATGGTCAGCAACAGTTAGATCCGTTGCTAAAGTGACAGCTTTCACTGCGCTTGGTCCTAAATTAATAAAACCATTTTTTGATCGGACTGGTCCGTCAAATGTAGTATTTGCCATAATATTCTCCTTTGTATAGCGTTAATTTTTGTAGTCTCTATACCGTCTGCCTAGTCAGTCTACAAAATAATTATTTCCTAGGTCTTTTTATTATACATAAAAAAAGGGGCGATGTGAACACCGCCCCTTTTAAGTAATACTAGTTGTATTATCTATTAACTAGTTGGTAAATTTCCGTTACCAAATACACATCTTGGATCAGAAAATCCAAAAGAGTATCTTTCTCTAGCTTTAAATCTTACGTTTCCAGTATCGAAGTCTCCTTCCATTGCCGTTTTGATTGGTGATCTAACGAACATTTTGAATCCGTTAGGTACATCAGTCAATAAGAAGTAAGAGTCAGTATCAGTTAAAAAGTTATTAATTACATAACCTTCTGGTACCATACCCATGCTTCTAACAGCATTGATGTCATTATCAGCAGTTCCTGTTCTCATAGGTGACTTCATTAGTCTCTCAGCAGTAAATTGTAATTCTTTTGGAATTATCATTTTTCTACCTTGAGTTGCTATTTTAAGTCCTCTTTCATCTACGAACCCAGCAATGTCAATTAATGACTGCTCAAGTGAAGTTTCGTTAAGATCTGCAGCTGTAGCAAGAACATTTGAAAAAGTTCCGCCCGTTGCAAGTGGGTGAGCGTTTCCAATTAAGGATTCACCGTCACCACCTGTTACAGTTGCAACTTGTGCATTGTTCAATACGTTTGCAGCTTTAACTTGCTTCGTATTTGCCATAGATCTTGCAAGAGCTCTTGTGTATCTTGCAGCTAATCTATCGTATAGGTTATCTTCGATTGCTTCCTCAGTGATTGAGAATGCTAACGCGATTGTTTCGTGAGTGTATCTAGAAGTGAAAGTTTCACCTGCTTGATCAAACACTACTCCAGCACCTTCTTGTTTAACTGGTGCAGAAGCAAAACCGCTTAACATTACTTCCTCTTCGAAAGCTCTGTCAGATGTTTCAGTAGTATAAATCTCAGCATGCTGATTTTCATATCTACTATATTCCAGGCCGAATAAAGCATTCAAACCTGGCTCTAGTTCTTTAACTAGTTGTGATCGTGATATCGCCATAGTTATTCTCCTTTATCTATTATAGGCCTGTACCACTTCTGTAGAAGTGATTGTTGATTCTAACAAGAACATTAGCATTCGCGTTAGCTGTATCTGAGTTGTCTGGATCTTGACAAATATCAATCGCTTGAATTGCGAAAGTAGTTGCTGTTCCAGATACTGATACGTCTAACTGAGCTTTTGATATTCCTGTCGCTGTAACACCAGTAGTGTTTGTAACAGAGTAGTTTCTGTAAAGATCTGCTCTAGTAAAAGCCTCGTCTGCATCAATCAAAAACACTGCGTCTGGGTCATCAATAACAAATGCCGTAATGTCACTTGCTGCAATTCCACCAGGGTAGAAGTTTTTGAAAGTTGGCTTTTGAGTAGTTGGATCTGTGTAAAAACATCCGTTAAAAACGCCCACAACAGCATCTGATGTGTTAGCACCATGTTTCTGAATGTTACCAGATGTTAGTGGTTCCACTAAATCACCTTGGTAAATTGCAGTTGCATAGCCACTAGCAATCGTGTATCTGTTTTGAGCACCTACTAATGGTGTACCGTCTAGTTTTCTGTAAGGTCTTAGACCAAACTTTTCACTAACATTAGCCATAGTTGTTTTCTCCGTTGTTATTGTTATTAATCCAAGCTACTTAAGTAGGTATCGCAAAAAAATTATTTTTTACGAGAACCGCCAAAGGTAACTCTAGACTGCCTCTCAATATTGATCGGCATGTCCGGGTGTTGTTCCTTCATAAGATCTCTGTCTATCGCGTCTGTTCTATCTTGAGTAATTTTTCTAAAATACTCAGCACGAGACTTCAATATCTCCAAAGGTATCCTTGCCAACACAAGGCCACCAATTCCGACTAAACCAGCGTGTTTTCCTTCATGAAGAACTGGATATTCATTTGGACCAATTTCACTTAAAAGTGTATCAGCTTTAACAAATTCCCAACCTTCTCTAAGTTTCTTTGATACATTCGCAGCATCATCAAAACCTGCAGTTGCAGTTCTTATCCACCTATGTGCATAACCCTGCGGTGCAGCTGGCGCATCCAAACTGGATGGTGGAGTCCAATCTTTTTTACGAGTTGATTTTTCTCTCGTACTAGACTCGCGTGAAGTTTTAACTTTTTCCATTTTATACTCCTTCCTTCACGTATTTTGCGTATTCCTCTAGTGGCACCCCTAATTTCTTAGCGATTACTACCTGTGATTTGGTGAGTTTCACAGACTTGCGTCCACCTGATCTTCTACTTACAGAAGCTACGTTTTGGACGGGTGCAGCTTTCTGCGTTTTTTCTTCAGTAGAAGAATTGGCAAACTTCTGAGGGAAATAATCCGACATACGTTTGTTTATTTGATTATAATACTCATCAGAATCTGATTCAATACCCTGCTGTAGTAAATCTTCATGAATACTCATAGCAGCACCAGTAAGAACTCTATCCGTCCCAAACCATTCATTGTCTTCTGCCCATTTTTGAGCTTTAGCACTAATTTTTGGTTGTTCTGTTAAAGGGTCATTACTTTGTAGTTTTGGCTCTGACTCTAATTTTTTCTTTTTTGCTTCTTTGTCTTCTAAGGACAAAGAAACTTTTTCTTTCTCAACTGCCAATTTTGTGAGAGCATCGTTTGCTTCCATTATTTTTTGAGCATCTTGAGATTCGATAGCCTCTTGTAGTGCACCTTTAACTTTTTCTCTTTGTGCGTCTACTCTAGCTTCATACTCCTTAAGATAATTAGTATCAGTTTCTTCAAATTTTTTCTCTACTGATTCATATCTACTCTTAAGTCCTCTCGCATATTCTAAAGCTGCTTTTTCTTTTCTTTCAGCTTCTCGTACTTGAAAGGTAAGTTTTTTTATACGTTTTTGAACTTTATCAGAATAGTCTTTAAGATCCTCAGACTCTTCCCTTTCAGGTTTTTCTTCTAATTTAGTTTCACGTTCATTTTCATAAGAGATATCAGTTCCATGATCTTTTTCTTGATCATTAGTTCTTTTACCTTCATGATCCGTATAACCCAAATCAACTTCTTGCTTTGGCAATTCCGTTGCATCTGGTTCTTTCGGTGTTTCTTTTATTTCAACCGATTCTTCATTGACACCATCGGTGTCTAGCTCCACTTCGGGAGCTTTTGCTTCATCAACCATTTGTCCTCCTTAATAATGGTGCAAAATATCACGTGGATTTTTAATAGTGCTGATGATTTCATCATCATTTAACACTCTTACTTCACCACCTTCTATCTTGAATCTTGAACCTGCATACCGACTGAATATCACCCAGTCATTAAGTTTGCACCATGATCCAAGAGGAAACTTTTT